TTCACTTTGCGCGCACTTCAGTACTTACCGAGATTGTGCATACCGCGGATCGCCCTAATGAAGTGAAACATGCGACTTGTAGTGCTGCAAAGCTCAGGGAAATGTTTGGCGAACAGAAGGAAACACCAATTTGGATGGGTATCTCAATGCTCTATGACTGGATCGTTCGTCAAGGTCCAAGAGAATGGGACTATGATGCTCACGAACTGGAAATTACCTCCCCTTTGACACCGATCACTTGGCTAGGTAAACTATAAACACTCTTCACAGAGTCCTTAGGTGGGGCCGGGTTCAGGACGAACTCGGTCTTACCGACTTTTGTTCCAGTGGGCAAAAGACTAAACACCAGTGGGTTTAGGAATTCATGGATGAATTATTGCCGGAAACGAAAACGGCACGCACGTCTTACAAATACGATCCAAAATATTGCGAAGAACTCATTGCGCACATGAAACAGGGCTTGAGCTTTCAAGCGTTTGCAGGCGCCATCGGCGTATCCTACCCAACACTATTCAACTGGACAAAGAAGCACGACGAATTTAACGAGGCGTATCAGCTAGCCCAAGGGCACTGCAGGCTTTACTGGGAAAAGGTCGGTACAAAGGCTGTAAACGGAGGCATTCCCTTCTTCAATAACCCTCTGTGGATCTTCAACATGAAGAACAGATTCGGATGGCGCGACAATCTTGAGATCACCGATGGCAGCACAAAAACAAAGAAAGAGCCTGCAAAACCTGGAAAGAAAAACTCCCCATACGTGTTCCTAGAGGCGAAAAAGAAGTCCGATGGCTAACATCGTATATAACCCAAATGATAAACAGCGCCTTTTTCACTTCTCAGAAGCGGCAATCGTCCTGCTCTTGGGGGGCAAAGGAAGTGGAAAAACGTATAGCCTTGGGCATAAGACCTTTCAGCTCGCTGGATACAATTCAACAATCGATGGCGGCATGCTGTGTCCAACGCTTAAGATGTTCAAGCGCGACGTGCTACCTACAATGAAGCACCTCTCAAAAGAGCACGATATCCCAATGAAGTTTCATAAAACGGATTTCTATTTCGAATTCCCTGAAAGCGAAAACAAGTGCTACGTGTTTCACTCAGAAGATGACGGTGAATCCATCGCAGGTCCAAACCTTGGGTGGGGGGTGATCAATGAGGTCACTCTTTGCTCATATCTTGCGTATGCTGAGTTTCGTTCGCGGATGCGGGACAAGAGAGCAGACCTTCTTCAGATCGGCATGAGCGGCACCCCTGAGCAGTTTGAATGGGTGCATGAGACGATCATTGAGCCTGGAATCAACGATGTGATTTATTGCTCAACATACGACAACAAAGAAAATCTAAATCCAGCGTACATCACGATGCTAGAGCAGACCTACGATGAGGCCATGCAACAGGCCTATATTCACGGGAAAATCGTCATGTTCAAAGGAAAGCGCGCGGCGTGGAGCTTTGATCGTGAACGAAACGTCACAAACGAAGATATCGATACCGAAGGAAGGCAGCTCTGCGTGAGCCTAGACTTTAACGTCGATCCAATGGTTGCAACGATCTGGGTGCGTGTACCTGAGCGAGGTATAAAGTTTTGGGCCATCGATGAGATCATTCTTAGAAACTCAAACACACCAGAAATGTGTGATGTGTTAAAAGAGCGTTACGGCACTGACCTCATCATCTATCCAGATCCGGCAGGAAATGCCAGGTCAACCAAGGGTTACAAGACCGACATGGATGTGATCCGCGATAAAGGCTTTGAAGACATCCGCTACAGGAGAAAAGTTCGCTCTGTGCGCGGCTCTATGCTCGCTCTTAATAAAGGGTTTGAAAAAGGCGAGGTCGTAGTTCATCCTAGATGTAAGCATTTTATAAAAGATTGTGAGCAAGTGATCTGGGCAGACTCAGGGACGGAGTTTGATAAATCCAATCCAGCGCGCACACATTCACTCGACGGCGCAAAGAATATGTACGACTACGAGTACCCAATTGCGAGTCAAGAAGCGCAGATTATCGTTAGGCAAAAATAAAGGGGGCCAAGGATGGCTTTGTCAGCAGAGAAACTAAAAGCAATCATGGATGTCGTTTACAGCGACGCCAATCGTAAAAGAATCAAGTCAGACTTCCAAAAATACATGATCTACAACGGCCAGCTCCGTGATGAGATAGAAAAAGCCATCACAAATGAGTTCATTCTACCAGAAACGATCAACGAACTATGTAAGCGCATTATCCCCATCAACATTGTTCAAAAGATCATTTCAAAGCTTGCTAAGGTTTATTCTACCCCCCCATCTAGAGCGCCTCTTGAGCCGCTCGATCAAGACGTTGAAGCGCTTGAGTTCCATGAGTCTGTTCTAAATCCAAATAAGCACATGAAAGACGCCAATAGGCTTTTCAAGCTGCATAAAAACGATGCAATTGAACCGTATGCCTCTTCAAAAGGCGAACCATGCATGCGTGTGAACCCGTCGTATTCGTACACGCTGTTTTCGGACGATCCAATTGAGCCAAATCGTCACACGGTATTTGTTAAGCACATGAAATGGGACGAGCAATCAAGAGAGAACGATCGCCATCTTATCTGGACAGATGAAGATCAAGTGATGGTCGATGGCGGTGGAAAAGCTATCTCAGAAGATTCAAACCCATACGGTGTGATGCCATTTGTTGTGATCAAAGACAGTGAAAACTTTCTAACCCCAATTCCAGACGATGACATCGTGAACATTCAGTTTGCAATCTGTCTTCTTCTCACAGACCTTGCATTCGCAGCAAAATATCAGTCCTGGTCGATATTCTACACAATTGGTGTCGATTCAAAGAACATGACGTTCAACCCGAACTCAGTGGTCTCTTTGGTTCAAAAAGATCCAGACGGTGTGAAGCCTGAGATCGGAACGATCAAGCCAGAACTGGATAGCGATGAAATGCTGAGACTTGTGGAGGCATTGGTTGGGCTTCTTCTTACAACAAAATCCCTCTCTATCGGCAATGTCTCAACAAAACTTGATTCGGCAAATACTGCATCGGGAGTTGCGAAGCTATTTGATTCAGCAGAGAGCACAGAGGACCGTACAGACCAAATCGAATACTTCAGATGTGGTGAAGAAGAGTTTTGGATGATGTACGCGCATGAGATTCTTCCGAGATGGATTGAATTAGGAATGATCAGACCTGAATTCTACGTTCCATTCAGCAAAGACTTTATTCTTTCAATCGAATTCCCAGAACAAAAACCAATCGTCTCTGACAAGGAAAAGATCGAGACCTCTGAAGTAGCTATAAAAGCAGGTCTTTCTTCACGTAGACGAGAGATCAAGCGCCTCAATCCAGACATGGATGAATCTGAAATCGATAAACTCATCAGAGAGATCGATGATGAGAAAGACGCCAACATGGAAAAGACAATGAACTCAATGAATCAAGGACTAAATGGCCAAGAAAATAAAAATCAACTGCCTGAATCTGATAAACCAAACGGTCAGTGATAAAAAGACTCGTGCTGCTTTTTCTCAACTTATTCGTGACCCTGATGTCAGGACTGAGTTTGGCCGTAGGCTTGTGGATCGCATCTTAGAAAGAACCGCCGATGGTCTTGATAAGAACGAAAATAAGTTCAAGAAGTACAAACCTTCTTATGTGAAGAGTCTTTCGTTTGAGATTTACAAATCAGAGAGCGATCCAGTCAATCTTAGGCTAACCGGGGAGATGCTGGATTCTTTAGAGGCTCGTCCAAAGGGTAACTACGATGTTGAACTTTTCTTCATAGGGGATTTTAACAATGAGAAGGCCGAATGGGCGATAGACGGCACCAAGCATGCTCCGAAGCGTGACTTCTTCGGGATTTCCCTTGACGAGCAACTGGAAGCGCTTAAAAATACTTTAAAAGATTTAGAAAATCAGGGATTCGATTTTCAAATGGCCAATGAGTCTGCGTCCGTTTCGGACGTCTTCTCTTTGGATGAAGAGCCAGAGGAAGGCTAATTGGCAGATTTTAGAGACGATCTTAAAAATTTCGAGAGGCGATTTAAGCTCAATAT